TCGCTTTGCCCAATCTGGTGCCGATGTAATCTGTTGTATCCAGACGTTAGCTGTCGCCCATGTATCAAGGGCGTTATATCTGTAATATTCGTGCAGGTCATTCGTCTCCGCAAGATCTTTCCAATATACCGCCTTGCGTAGGAAGAAGGCATTAAGGAAAGCAAGATCCTTTGGTAGCTCTGAATACCAAGAGTGCATGAAATGAGCTGTATCCCAGAGCCAGTTTCTGGGAGGAGAGTTATATCGCAGTAGGTAAGAGGCATCATACTTTCCATTCTGAAAGATTTTTTGGGCAGGAAGATCACAGAACTTTCGCATCCATGTCACTGACCACATAGAATCTAGTGGCAGAACACAGGACTCAGTGTATATTCTGCCTGTACCTGAGATAAATACTGCGGTGAATCCAATGCATCGGATAGCTAGATTCTGTCGCAGGGTTTCGATGTCGATTGCGATTGCAAAAGCATCCTGGAATCTGTGATAGGTACTCTCTACAGTTCCCGGTGTAAGCAAATGCCAGTCAAAGTCTGTAGATTCTTTCCAGCTTGCTGGTGCGCATACCTTACTGATGAATCTTGCAGCAATGAACTTGCCGTAGGTAACAGTAAAGAGTTGCTTTAGTGGGCTGATGAATACAATCTCTTTGCCTGCATAAGTAAACACAGAGCCCTGGTAGTTAGCCAAGGATGGGTTGTTCTTATGGTTCCCCTGAATCTCAAGAAGCTTTTGCAGAATCTTTGTGTTAGTTGACACAATCCTAGTAATATTCCGCTTGTCGCAGTACATATCCAGGTGAGTCAACAGTTCCAGCGGGTCAGTTAATACATAAGTATTCAGACCATTGAACATACCTTTCAGGTGAGGAACATACTCTGCATCATCTCGCGTGCCAAGGAAGAGACAGTTATCTTTTCCTATAGGCTTGGCAAGTTCTTTAGCTTTAGCTGCTCTGGTTATCTCAGCCAGCTTTTTCAGGTGATCACTTATAGTCAACATCAACTCCTTTTGTAGAGGGCTAACTAAAAAGCCCGGTATCGGTTAAGATACCAGGCGTTTGATTAGCTATCTAGCTGAGGTTTAGACCACTTGCATTTCAACAATGTCGGTGTAAGTCTGAGTCTTTTCTTTGTTCATCCGTTGCTTGGTAACAACCAGAACCTCTGCGTTCTGCGCGTTGAGGATCAGATCACGGTTGGACATAGCACCGAAGTGACCTGCCAAAGACTTCAGCAACTTCTTGAAGTTACCTTGGCCAATCTCAACATCCATCATGTAAGCAACAGAAGAAGTTGCACCAGCGGTCAGAGGTTCTTGCGAAGGATCTGCAAGTTCCAGAGTTTCGATTGCAGTCATGCCAACTTCAAAAGCCGGGTGAGTGCCAATCTTTTTCTGGGTAATCGTGATGCTAACGCGATGAGTACCTGCAGGGAAAGGCTTAAACTCAGGGGCATCTGCCAGATCATCCAGAGTACCGTCAAGCAGGGAGTCCATGTCGAAGTTTGCGTTTGCGTTCATGATATTGTTTCCTTAGAGAATTGAAGAAAGAAGAAAGAGATTTGAGAAGATTATCAGAGCAGTGGTTTGAGAATGTCATCTACTCGTTGATACAGATCCAGGATTGTTGAGTTATTTTCGCATTTGTATGTCCTTTCTTTACAGTGCAATACAATGTCTTGTTCGCTTGCATGACCAGGAATACCGATAGTATCACAGGCCGCATCGCGTGTCAAGTGGAGAATTATACCTTGGTTAGCTATAACCCAATCATACTCGTTCTGGAATCTTACATCAGAAATGATAGCAAGATCACCGCGCTGAGTCTTAAGACCTAGACAACGATTGTTCAGCTTGTTGGTCAGACGCTTGATCCAGAAGTCAGGACCGAATTCTTTACGGATAACTTCTGTACCAAAGTACTGTGCAATGTTTCTCGGAGAAGTTTCTAGCACATGATGCATCTTCTCTTTAAGTCTGCGATCATCGAAGTGTACGCGAGAGACTCCGAACAGTGCGCACAGTGCATCTTTGAGAGGATCTGCAAGTGCGTGCCTGAAACTAGAAGGATAGTTGTCGCAGATATGTGCAGCAACAGTATCTTTTCCAGTACCAGCTTTGCCGTAAAGACCGATGATTCTAGCACCAGTTGTTACGCGAGGATAGATGTCTTCTTTGATGTACTTAGTCGGTCTCATTTCAGTCCTGCTTTCATTCTTTGAAGTGCTGTCATAGATGCATGAGCTGGAGTATTCACGCTCACGATAGAAGCAGGTTTAATCTCACCCTTAAAGATAGGGATGAGAGAGGCTTCTGCTTCTGTCTCAAGAGTTGCACCAGTTCTGGAGCCGGTAAGAATGTTACCGTTGTACAGAGTAGAAGAGGCTGCGATGTGTCGCTTGTTCTTTACTTCTGCGTAAATAACTTCATCAAAGTATTTCGCAGTATTTCTAGAGAACGCCCTGGTTCCAGCCGTAGGAACAAGTTTAGTTTTTCCATCTTCCATCTCCGCTTCTGTTTCGTGGCTGATACATACAATGTTGTAAGGAGCTTGCTGCACATGAGATAGGAAAGTATCCATGAGCTTGCCAAGATTACCCCAGTCATCATAGTTCAGCTTGTAATCTTCTGGCTGATTCTTTGTGATGTGAGAGATAGCAGAGTTGGTTAGCTGAGTAAGAGAATCGACCACGACAATAGTGTCAAGAGGCAGAGTAGAAAGTTCCACCGTCGTAAACTCCGCACCTGACTTCTTGCAGATCGAGCAGGCCACTTTTCCATGAGTCTCGCAAATTTCTGTTTTAGCACCTTTGATCACCTTCAACATTGTTTCGATTGCGATAGGGTAAGAACGAGTATCTGGCAAAGAGATAACTTCGATCCGTTCTTGCTGCTCTACTGGAAGCTTGAGAAGCGTATCAACACCATTCTCAAGATCAAACCAGATAAGATTGAACTCCTTAGAGAGTTGCCCAGCAAGCTGAGTCTTGCCAGATTTAGGTGGCCCAAAGACAAGTGCTCGATGGGATTTAGATGCAGATTTTTGTGAGAGCTTCATTTGATTTTCCTTGCCTTCTTTTCAGTGAGGTTTTTTAGCTGGAACAGTATTTCTTCCAGCTTTGGTTTAGGTAATCCGCCAAGCAGTTTGTGCAACTCTTTGTTACTTAACCTATCCAGTGACCAGTGAGAGTATTCGGTGGTAAGCCACAAAATATCTACAATTTGTTCACTAGTATAAGCTTTGATCTTAGCTACAATTCCTTGAGTGATCATACTTTAGACAAGATTTTATACAGACAAAAAGCAACACCGACAGATGCGCCGATTAGGAAGGATAGAATAGCAACCAAGATTGTCATATCTCTGCTTTCGCAAGTTGGGTTTCAAGAAGATCATTCAGAGTAAGAGTTATCTGATACTCTGTCTTATCTGATTCAGCCTCAGTGCAAGGCTTGGTTAGATACTCAGTTGAGAGTTGGCATACATTAAGATACTCGCACTCTCTAAAGAAAGAGTAACAAGACTCACCATGCATGGGATAAACTTCTGCTTCCTCATACATCTTGATTGTTTCAATATCAAGTAGCAGTTCACGAATCCACAGTGCTCGCTGAAGATAAGTTTTCTGGAAAGGCAGAGGAAGATACTCGCCAGCCTTTGTGTTATAGATCAGGTAGAGGACTTCATAAGATGAAAGTTCTGGGAAAATAGCATCAAGAACAATGCTATAGCCAATAGCTTGAGCAGAATTCTTGTATGTAGCCGGATTGATATTAGTCGATCCAGTTGTTTTACATTCGAGGACGATAACCTTTCCCGTAACTTTGTGGCGAAGCACAGCATCCACAAATCCGCGAAGTCTAAAGCCATCAGGAAACTCAATAGCAAAGCTAAGTTCACAAGCTGGCTTACCTTTATAGTAAACAAGTTCATACTCCTGTAAGAATCCACCTGCACGCAAAGCTAAGAACTTTCTCAGAGCAATAACAGCTCCCCAGAAATCCTTATTCAGCTTCGGATCTTCATAGAAAAGATCAGTGTGCCAGCCTAAGAACATTCTCCAGACAATTTCTTCCTCGCTCTTACCTTCGAGAGCAAGTTGGATAGCCTCTCCGACGATATGTCCGTAAGCGAAAGTAACTTGGGACTTGACTGACTCTTCTGTTTTGTGTGTTGTTCTGAGTCTGTAGAGCTGGAACTTTCGTGGGCAGCTATGCAAGGTAAGGATAGAAGAGTATGAGAGTTGTCTAACGCGATAGTCAACTGATCCCTCATAGCCTGGCTCTTTCCAATGAACTGCGCTAACTCTTCCTGTGTTTCCAGGGGAAGATAGTAGACTATCCAGTTCACCCATTGGTGAATCCTCAAAAAAGGATGCAAACTCGAAGTCTGTTTCAGACATCTGTGAACCTCTACAATTAAAGGTGTATGAATTGGTTGCACTGCATAACCTTCAGGCTTTCCTTCCAACCAATCTCTGAATAAGATATAGGTAGGACTGCTATGATTATGCAGCAGATACGAAAAAGCCACGGCACCTTTTAAGGATAGCGTGGCGGTTTGTTCGGGATTAGAAAGCATCTGCCCCGAGAGATTTAATCTTCGCAGTAAGAGACTTGGCTGCGGCAGGCTTAGTTGCTTTCTCTACAAAAGCAGTATTGGTTTGCACTGCAAGACCAGAGACAATCACAGAGATTTCTTCTTCTGTAAGCAAGGTTACTTGCTCAGGATACTGTCGCAGAGTTGTATGGATTTCTCGCAGAAGAGTCGGCATCTTAGGATGCTTATCGAGAATGAGCTGAGAAAGCTGACCTACTTTTTCTTTCAGCTCAAAGCCTTCGGTGATTGATTTAACTTCGTTCATACAATGCCTTTCGTTTTGCAGATCCAGGCAGAGGCAAGAATCTCATCGCAATCTTGCTTACTTGGGTCAGTTAGTGTTGAAGAGATTTGAGAGAATGGAAACCACTCAGTCTTAGGTTCATCAAGCTTGACTCCATCAATAGATTGAACCTCAAACTTGATTGCCTTCGGTGTTTCAGAAAGATTATTACCTTTGATTCGGTAAGTTTTAGCAACTGTTGCCATTATATATCCTTTACTGTGATTGGCGAGGCCTGGTGGAAAGAAAGCTTAAATGTGATAACTGAGTTCTTTGCAGATACATGAAGCTTGGCATAGCTAGGATCACACTGGATCTTAAAGCCTACATCAAGCCACTTTTCTTTTGTAACTG